AGATGGCGAGACCCTGTAGATCGTTTTCAGTCTGCTATAAAATTCGAGCTTTATAGCAAGCAATCTGCTACAACGTTCCAACCAATCATTCTTGAAGATACAGCACTAACACTTAATGCGAGAGAAAAGATTACAGATTTTATGTCTGGTAAACCTCCTTCACAACCGACTTTTAAACTTCAGTCTGAGTGGTATAAGAATGTACCAAATTTAACGATTCTTCCCTTCTCTGAGTACGAAACTAGTATTAGATTTCTAGAGACCATATTTGGATCTAAAGGTCCTAATATACCTTGGTTTAATAAATCAGGAACATTCTTAAAACTTGACAAAGATGTAGAAGAAATGATAAAAGATTACTATAAAGAAGATTATAATTATGAACCAAAAAGGAAAAGTTAATATGAGTAAGTATATGATTGATTTAAGTTATGAAATAACTGATCAGATTGTTGTTGACCAACTGCGTAATACGTGGGATACTTTGCGTCGAGATCTTGGATCAAACTCCAGTGTTTTTGTTTGGGGCGATCAAGAAGCTGATGATGTCCAAATCCAAAAACATATCGATGCGCTCGAGATTGTGCTGAAGTGGTACTCGACTCCTGATCAGTTAAAAGAAATGGGATTGAAAGACGATGCCTAAGTATCTTGTAGAAACAATCGACTTCTTTCGTATGCGATACGTCGTTGAATGTGAGAGTGCAGATGATGCCAAAGATATTGTGACTTTCAAAGAGGCTGAAGAGTTTAGTCAGTTACATCTTGACGAGACAATCACTTCTACTCGTGTGATTGATGATGCAGAATATCTTCGGTTGTTCGACGAGGACAATGATTATCTTCGTGAATGGTCAGACGAACAGAAATTTAAATACGTACATAAGGTAGAAGATAATGGAACAGAATAAAGTATATACGATCAAGCTGATGTCAGGAGAAGAACTCATTGCCCGTGTCAAGCAAGAAGATGGTGTCACCGAGCTTATCAAGCCTCGTACAGTTGGTATGGGACCTCAAGGTTTTGCGATGATGCCATGGATGATGTCGGCTCCTGATAATAACGTTGTCATTTCTGATACTGTCATTGTTGGTGCGACTGAAACTAGTCAGCAAGTAGCAACACAATATCTGAAACAAGTGACAGGAATTCAAGTGTAATGTTAGAATGTTTGATTATGGGCGATTCAATCGCTGTTGGAACGAAGATGTTTGCGCCAAAAGAATGCGTATCATATTCGAAAGGCGGTTGGAATACTTGGCAATGGAATAAAAAGTGGGGCAAGACTCCGCTTGAAGCTAAGACGATCGTAATTAGTCTTGGAACAAACGATCATAGTGGCGTAAATACGAAAAAAGAGTTGACAAAAATTAGAACTCGTGTTAAGGTAGGTAATGTAGTATGGATTATGCCTCCTTGTAACAAAGGTTTTTGCAAGCCTGGAATTAATGCCGTTGTGAAGAGCATTGCTGTTAGTTACGGAGATCGTATCATCTCTACTTCGTATGTTCAACCTGATAATATCCACCCTTCATGGCGTGGTTACAAGGACTTGGTAAAGAAAGCCGGACTATGAACCTCTTTATTCTCGACAGTGATCCAGTCAAGGCAGCTCAGCTGCAATGCGACAAGCACGTTGTAAAGATGATTGTCGAGAGTGCTCAGATGCTCTCGACAGTCCATCGTATGCTTGACGGCGAGCAGTGCCGTATTCCTTCAAAGTCTGGTAAGACGATGTCGAAGGCATGGACTCTTCCTGACGAACGAGAAAATACGTTCTATCGGGCTGTGCACATGCACCATCCTTGCACCATATGGACTGCACAAAGTAATAACAACTACACTTGGCACTGGATTCACTTCGCTGCCCTTTGTGACGAGTATACGTATCGCTACGGCAAGGTGCATAGCACTGATACGCTACTACGAGAAGCACTGAAGCAGTTGCCTCGTAACATTCCAGTTGGTTATAAGACGCCTCAGCCTCTGGCGATGAAAGCCAATCCTGAGTGTATCAACTACAATGACATCGTAGGTTCTTATCGTAAGTTCTATCAGACGAAGCAAGAACGCTTCAAGATGGCTTGGACGAAGCGACCAATTCCTGAATGGTTTGCTGTCGCAGCGTAACACATAAATATAACTAATATGACAGGCACCGCTGCACAGAAATGTGTACGTGCCTGTTTTCTTTTGTCTATAAATAGATGAAAGGAGTTTTTATGAGTGCAGCATCTGACAAATATGAAAAAGACGTAGCTGATTATATCAAATCTTTAGGTATTTTAGCCGAACGGCCGCCTGTTGGTGTAAAATATCCAGATATTAAAGTAACTCATAAAGGTGTTGCAACCTGGATTGAAGTTAAAATGAATCATACCGACAATCTTGGAAATACTCGAGTTTCTTATAATGCCGGAGAATGGGATGCAGCTAAACCTTTAGATCCAGTAAAAAACTTCGCTATAAAATACTTGTCAGAAAGTCAAAAAACAAAGCAATTTCTGAAAGACATTGCTAAGTTTGCTGCTAAAGATTGGGAGAACATGATTCTTCCATCTACAAAGGGCCTTTTAAGCGATCCTAAAGCTGTTCCATATGAAACTGTAAAGGCTTATTTTAAAACGAGATCTCAATACATTCTTACTGTGACAGGAGTAGATCTCGGTAAATTGGTGACAGCGCATTATCTAGAAGCCAAAGCAGAACCAGCAGAATACATGCAAGCAGGAGATGACTTCTATATGATTGGTACATCAAATCCATTTAAACTTGCTCGTGATATTCCTGTGCTTGGAGCGAATGGATCATGTAAAGGTGATTTTAAAATGAGAATAGGCGTTAGAAGTAGCGGTTCGGCATTCTATGAGATTCAACCAGAAATTAAAATTACAAATATGCCAAAAAGTCTATATTCCTTAAAACCTGGAACGACAAAAAAGAACCCGTTTTTAAAATAAGCATGTACATTTTATCGAAACTATAGTAGAGTAAACTATGATAAAGAAACGATTCAAAGAGTTTGTTGGTTCAGGTACACTTACGATATTCGATATCGATGAGACACTTTTCCATACGTATGCCAAGGTTGCCGTTGTCAAAGACGGCAAGGTTGTTCGAATGCTCGACAATCAGGAATTCAACACTTACAAGCGGAAGAAGGGTGAAACCTATGACTTCGGTGAGTTTGCAAATGCTGAGGTGTTTCGCAAATCATCGAAGCCAATCACTCGAATGGTCGCTAAAACGAAAGCGATCTTCGCTAACTCGAAAAAGAATCCGCATAGCCGCGTAATCATCTGTACAGCGCGAGCCGACTTCGATAATAAGGATATCTTCCTTCAGACGTTTCGAGATCATGGTCTCCCTATCGATAATATTCATGTCGAACGTGCTGGTAACCTAAAGATCGACTCTTCGGCAGAAGCCAAGAAGATTATCTTTCGCAAGTATATAAATACTAAAAACTACGTAAAGCTTCGGTTGTTTGATGATGCTCCTAGCAATCTTCAAGCATTTCTTTCGTTGAAGAAAGAGTTTCCTGATATTACGTTCGAAGCCTTCTTTGTAAATCCTGACGGATCGGTAAAAACAGTACGATGACAAGTTTTAGAAATTTTCTTGCAGAAGAGCTTGACGAAAGCAAACTAAAGCATCTTGAGCATGCCGAAGATCACGTGATCAATGCTGGTCATGAAGGCTTTTCTCATGCCTATCACAATCTCAAAGATGTGCATGACAAGCTCACAGGTAAGAAGAACGATACCAAGGTGACTATGAAGTATGATGGTTCTCCTTCTGTGGTATTCGGTCGTCATCCTGAAACTGGTCGTTTCTTCGTAGCATCGAAGTCTGCCTTTAACAAGAACCCAAAGATCAATTACACCGAAGAAGATATCGAGCGTAACCATGGACATGCTCCTGGCCTCGTGTCGAAGCTGCGAGCAGCATTACAACATCTGCCAAAGGTGACACCAAAGAAAGGTGTTTTCCAAGGCGATATCATGCATACTTCTGATGATGTGCATGAGTCTGATGGTCGTGTACACTTTACACCTAACACCATCACTTACTCTGCTCCAAAAAATTCAGCACATGGCAAGGCTGCTCTTAACTCGAAGATTGGTGTAGCCATTCATACTAAGTATAATGGTAAGAACCTCGAGGATATGCAAGCCGAGCATGGTGCTCAGCTGAATGACTTTGGATTGCACAAAGACGTGCATCTGATTTCGACAGAGCATCATCTCGATAACATTAAGTTTACACCTCAGCATCGCGAAAGCTTTGCAAAGGCTATGACTGCGGCTGCAGCCCATAACAAAAAAGCAAAGCCTGAAACCTATGAGTCCATCAAAGGTCACGAACTTCCTCTGAAGACTTACATCAATCATACCGTTCGTACTGGTACGAAGCCTAACGTAGAAGGTTTCATGAACCACTACATGAAGGCACATCAGAAGAAGATTGAAGGTGTGAAGATGGCAGCATCGAAGGCAGCTAAGACTGCTGCGATGGAAGCAGATATCGGTCACATTCAACGTAATCGTGCTCACTTCGAAAACGTTCTGAACCAGCATAAGCACCTGCAAAAAGCAAAGGATGTGTTGGCTAAGACTCTTTCGAGTAGTGCCGAGTTTGATCATAGTATCAATGGCAAGAAGTCGAAGCCTGAAGGATTCGTAGTAGTTAGACATAACCGTCCTACTAAGATCGTAGATCGTGCTGAATTCTCGGCTGCCAATTTCAATAAGGTTAAAGCTCAATGAAATCCATTCATATCACACAAGGACGATTTAATCCTGTTCATGCAGGCCACGAAATGGTCGTCAAGCATGTGATGGATGCGGCCAAGAAAGAAGGAGCCGATCATAAGATCCTGACAACAGGATCTCATGATGCCAAGAAGAATCCTTTAACACCTGAGCAGAAGGTGAAGCATCTTTCTCGTGCTGTCAAAGGTTCGCACGTCGAGGCGATGACGAAGGAACATCCGACTCTGCTCCATCAGATGTCAAAGCTGCATAAGGCTGGTTACACACATGTGACTATGCATGTCGGTTCTGATCGTGTACACGAATTTCATAAGCTTTTGCATCAGTATAATGGCACAGAGAATAAACATGGCCATTACAACTTCAAGAGCATCAAAGTAAAGTCTGTCGGTGGCGAACGCAAAGAAGGTGGAGGTGGAATTGAATCTGCTTCTGGTACTGCTATGCGTAAGCACGTCACCGCTGGAGATAAAGAATCATTCCATAAGATGGCTCCATCTGGTATGAGCAAAGCACATAAAGACGAGTTGTATCACGATGTCCGCAAAGGCATGGGTGTGAACGAATCATTCATTGTCAGATTTAAAAACTGGATTAGTTGATCCGTTAAAGTTTCCTTGTTATAAATAGATTTGCGGTTAGGCTACGGCAATCCCGTTTGTTTAACAGATAAGCCCAAGGGAAACTCTGATGGAAGATAAGAAGAATAAACCGGTCGACACAAAACAGTTAAAAAAGCCAACCGGAACGTCTGTAACTGGCAAACCACTTGATGGTATCGAGATCCGTCCTCAGCTCAAAGGTCTCGGCAATCGCCAGCACAACGAGGATACCGTAGTCCTAACTGACACTTTAGCTGAGAAGAAAGCACTGACACTCGTTCAGCGCCAACGCAGAGCTCGCATCTTGAGAGCCAAAGAGCCGAAGATGCAGAGAGCCAAAGAAGTTGCTCAACATAAACTCGCCTCAGACGAAAAGCTGAAGGCTCGAGCAATTGTCAAAGCAAGAAACATTGTCAAGATGAGGTTTGCATCTCGTAGAGGTACACCTTATACTGAGCTCACCACATCTGAAAAAATTCAAGTCGATAAGGTAGTCGATAAGAAGGTCAAGCTGATCAGAAGATTAGCTGCTCGCCTTCTACCTGCTCTTCGTAAAGCAGAAGTCAATCGTCTCGCTTCATTCCAATCGGGATCAAAAATACAACATGCGACTGCTGCCCCAGTCAACGAAGAATTCAATACAATCGTAGAGAGTCTTGATAATAAGACTTCTATGCAACTCGTCGACATTATCAACGACTCTA